AAATCAGAATACATTTGCTCTACTAATGATGTCGTAGGTACTATAAGCAAAACATTACCTTCAAAAACATCTAGGAAATATCTTATAGCCAAATATATGATTAAACTCTTCCCAGAAGCAGTAGGTGATAGTAATAAGGATTTTTCCTGAGAAAGCGTGTGCGAGAGTCCCTCCAACTGATATGGGCGGGGTATTATATCAGCTCCGTTCACAGAAAGGGACATTTGTGATAATAGCCCATCTATGTCAGGGCTGAGGGCGGACTGCAGTGCACCATAGGCTGGCGAATCTATCACTTCTAGGTTATAATCCCTCACGTCACAAAACTCACGCAAATATTTGTGCAATCCTGTGTATAATAATTTCTTTCTGGAATCGTATAATCTAATTTTGCCATCCCACATTCTATTTCTGTAAGCTGGCATAAATTTATAACCTGGAACAAAGAACTGAAAATGTTCTGATAGTTCCATTTCAATTGAAGGGTCACATTCTATATTCAAGAAGACCTCATTCTTCTTTTTAACGGTTACAATATCCATTAGATTCCGCTGGTGAATTTCCTCCACTCAATCATGTTCTTTATATTCTGATGTCTCCACTTTACATTTTCAAGTATTTCTTTTAATGTAGAACAAAGCTCTTCTAAGTATTGTATCTTTGCTTGATGCTCTTGTATTACAGAGTCTGAATCATAATAATAATCCATATCACCTTTTAATACAGTTAAACCATTCAGAGGGTCATAGTCCCAGCCTTTTTCATCTATTTGTTCTTTAGACATCTTACCATTATAATGTAACCATTTGTCTTTAAGAATGACTTTAAAATCAAGCTCGGCCTTTTTAAGTTTCATTCGATTTACAGAAAGTAATTCGAGATATTTTCCGTGGAGCTTAGCTGAATCTCTTGATGATTCATCTAGATTCATTTCATCTATAATTGAATCTTTCTTCCACATTTCTAGTATTGATTGCAAATTATTCATAATATTATTATACCATATTTTTAGTGATTTGTACAGGTATTTTTATACAAATTCGAAGTTAGTGTATTGAAAGCTAATATCCATTTGAGCAAATTCGATACTATCGGCTTGTGCATCAAACTCTATTGGACTCATACTTACTGGAAATACACCATTGAATTTTACTTCTTTAGCAACATTATTATGTGATGTTAATATCAACAATGTCGCATCTACCTTTTGGTCTTCTGCATTATTTGTTTGTATTAAATTATGCATCCAATCAAATGTTTCAATATAATTATCTAAATTTTCTGTTATATTGATACGTAATGATAAGTCTTCAAATGTAAGCCTATCACCTGTAAAAGATAAATTTACTCCACGATATGGAGTATCAACAGCAACTAAATTTAATCCAGGCAATGTAGCACCAACAGCAAAATATTCTAAATTACCATAATTGTTGCTATTGATTTTAAACTGAAATCCTACTGGACTTAAGAAATTTTTATTTGTAGTTACTGTTCCCATATATCTATTTATAAAACTTGTGGGGTCAGTCGATGACCCCGATTAAATTACTTCTCGTTTACAAAGTCACCTAATGCTCTTGCAGTAGATATTACTTCTTCAACAGAAACAAATTGATTACCTAATGACTTTTTATCATTTGGAAATGAATCGTTATGGTTGAATATAGCATCATTGTTTCTATGAATGTTTCCTGTTAGAATACCTTCTGCTAATGAGAGTAAATCGGCTCTTATTTCATAACCGCTTTTTGTTGCGTTTGACATAATTATCCTCCTGTGTGTATGTGTTTTATTATGTACTATATTATATATAGCCAAAAAAAAGGGACTCCGAAAAGTCCCTTTAAAGAATTAGATTTAACTAACTACGGTTTACACCATAATGTCGTCAACTCTGAAGATTCTGAAGTATTGGTTAGCTCTATCAGTACCAGTACCGTTAGCAGCTACAAATGGATTTGCAACCATACCATATCTTGTTTTGAATCCCATTCTTGGTTGGAAGTCATTCTCACCAACTGCTTTAACCATTGTTAAAGGTACGTAAGGACAGTAGAACATACCAGCGTCATACGGGTTAGTTCCTCTATAACCTACACATACAAAATCAACAGTAGCATATGGGTCGATGTAGACTTTAACTCTTCCGTTAAGAACACCAGCAAAAGTATTACCTGTGTCATCAACATTTAAGTTAGCTGCTAGAGCAGGAGTATAATCCAACATTCCAGCTGCTGCTAAAGCTGAAGCAACGTCTGAAGAACAGATAATGAAATTACCTTTTCCTCTTCTTGTTTCTTTAGCAATAACGTTACATTCTCTTTCGATTTGCATGATTAGACCTTTAAATCTTTCAACCATCCATCTACAGTCTGAGTCTGTGTTAACATCGAATATACCAGAAACAGCTGTTGAAGTTTGAAGAGCACCAATTTTAGCTTTCTTCAATATTGTTCTAACAACTTCTCTGTTGATTTCAGCAAGAATTTCTGCTGATAAGATATTAGCAAGTTCGCCTTCTGCATCCAATCCGTGGATTGCTTTAAGGTCTTGTGCTAATTCCATTGTGTACTCAGCTTTTAAAGCTCTTGACTTAGCAGTAACAGTTGATTTCTCGATTGAGAATGCCATCTCACCGAAAGCACCGTCACCAGTCTCACCAACACCTAATCTTTCAGCCGCTGATGTAGCTAAACCTTCACCGTATGTAGATACAGTGTCAGCTTCGTCTGCAATTGTGCCGTCAGTATCAGCATCAGTTACACCACTTAACCCTGTTGGGTCAGCTTGTTGTGTACCAGTTCCTGAGAACTCACTATCAGCTTCATTAAATAAAGCTTCAGTACCGCCTTGTGTTGAGTACTTAGATTTCATTGCAAAGATAAGACCAGTTGGTCCACTCATTGGCTGAACGCCAGCGATATCATAAGCAATTAAGTTAGGCATAGCTCTACGAACTAAAGAGATTAATACTGGGTCAAATGAACCAATATTTCCACCACCAATATTATTGGCAGCTGCAGCTTCAGAAATATAATTTCCTTGTGCTTGAGCTCTTTCTTCTTGTAGGGCAACCTCTTGGTTTTCTAACAATCTAGCTGTAACAGCTTTCTTGTAGTTGTCTTGGATAGCTGGAGCTGATTCGTGTTCTAGAACTGGACCCCATTTTTCCATTAAGTTTTTATCTGCGTTAAACATTTTTATGTTTTCCCCTATTTTTGATAATGTGTTATAGCTTGTGAGTATTTAGCCATAGTATCAGAAACGTCAACGTCAACAGTTCCTTCTCCTAATAAGCTATCTACCTCATCCACTGATTCAACTGAATCATTTTGGAAGTAAGATTCTTTAACAGTTTTCACTTTCATTTCGAAAGATTCTTTGTTATCGAATTCTATATCTTCTACTAATGATGCTAGTTTCTCAGCTTCAGTTTCTGCAAGCCCTGAAGATTGTTCTCTTACTACTTCATTCTTTTCAAATTCTTGAATTGAATTATGTAATTTGATATTATCTTCTGTGGTTTTGTTTAAAGTCTCTTCTAGTTCAGTAACTTGTTCGTTGAGTTCGTCAACTAAGTCATCCTTACCTTCAGGTACTTCGATATAGTGTTCTGTAAACACTGATTGAAGTGAAGTCATAAAGTCTTCAGCAATTTCAGTCCTAAGACCGTTAGTAACTGCTAATTCGTTTTCTGACATCCATCCTTCGACTACATAGTTAAGATATGAATCTACCTTTTCTACTAGTGAAGATTGAAGTTCAGTTACTTCTTCTTCTAAATTTTGAGCATATTCTGCTTCAAGCCTTTCAACTTCTTCGCTTAACTTACTTGTAAGTACTGCTTCGAATATTGCACCAGCTTTTCCACGGAACCCTTCAGACAATGTAGCCTCTTCTTTGATGATTGCGTTTAAGTCTTCATCGAAATCAATTGCTTCAACCTTAGCTTTCGCTTTTGGTTCAGGCATTTTAGATACTTTGTTTTCAGCATCTTTAGATGTTTTCAATTCTGGCTCAACACCATCAACTTTAACTAATTGTGCGTAAAGTTTTTTTGCTTCAGTTGCGTTTGCTTTCTTAAGCATATCGACTGCAGCCTGAATGACGCCAGCTTTAGTTTTTGGAATTTCAACTTGAGGAGCTTCTTCTTTCACTTCCTCTTCGTCTTCATCTTCCATCTCTTTTACTTCTTCGTCATCATCATGTTTAGCTTCTTCAAGAGTTTCCTCGTCTAAAATTTCTTCATTTTCTACGAGCTCTTGCTCAGCTTCAACAGTCTCTACTACTTCTTCAGCGTTATTTAAAACGTCGTCTGACATAATAGTCTCCTATGATTTTAGATTTAATTTAGAGAGGAAATTTTTAAAAGCTCTTATTTCAGCTTCTCGTAAATCAGCACGAGGAGCGCTTTTAATTTCAGTCTCAATTTCTTCAATATCTCGTTGACGAATGAGTCCGTTGTCCCATACCCATTCAACACCTTCCATCACTCCATTTACAAACGCACTTGGAGCACTTGGGTCTTGAACAATATCTACAGTAGATAACATAAAGTCATCTCCCACATAACTGACTCCGTTCTTCTGAACGAGACTTCCCATACCACGACTTGAAACACCAAGCTTAACTCCACCCTCGAGTAGTCCTTCGACTATTTTTCCCATAGGGGTTTTTAAGATTGATGCCTTTCCTACAACATCATTTCCCTGCCAATGGAGGTCTGTGATTTTGTGTGAAACTTTATCAAGATTTACTGTTGGTCCTTCTGGATGATTTAACTCTCCAACAGCTCTTCCTGTTTTAACTTGTTCGGTAACATACTTTTCTACGGCTTTCTCCATAGTTCTCTTTTCGTATATTCTACCATTTCTGTTCTTTTTATTCGATTGCATGAACACACCTTCGATATAATAGTCCTTAGAACCATCTTTCTTTTGTTCACAAATCGTTTCTATATTTTGTTCTACGTATTCTGTAATTAATTTCATTTACATACCTAGTAATTTAAGCATATCATTTGCTGCTTTTTGTGCTTCTTTTTCGTTTTTATAGTCGTTATCTAATAACTCACTATCAACGTACACTGCATATTTAGAACCTTTTTTAGAGATAACAACTTCTTTGTCTTTTTTCTTACCAGCTTTATAGGATTTGACTTCTTTTTCGCCACCTTTAAGCTTTACTTTTTCTCTTAATTCTACAAATGATAGCACGGATTTATTCCTCTGTTAGTTTTTCTTCAGCCTTACGCTGAACCATTCCTGAAGCAATTTCTATTTTCTTTGCATCAAGAGCTGCGGTCATTTTATCAGCTATAATAGTATTAAACTGTTTATTAGCTGCTACGTTATTACCATCATTTAAGTTAGCTATCAATTCATTTACATCTGTCATTTTTCATTCCTTTGTTTATATATTTATAAAAACTTATGTCCCATTAGTCATTCCAAC